GACGGGCAGCGAAAGCATTGAGAATGCTGAGGACCGTCCAACTTGGTCCGAGGCCCATCAATGCGCCGCAAGTGGTTTTAAGATCTGTGCCCTGAACATCGAATGGGCGTACCACATTGCGGACGGCTTCGTCCCACCACGGTGGGCGTACGCCGATAACCTGTACTAGCTCCTCGAGGACGAATCGGGAGAGCTCGATGCTAATTGGATCTGTGGACTTGGAGAGATCCGCCGAAAATAAGAACGCCTTCGCGGCCTTGGTCTCTAGGCGAAGAGGCTGATTCCGCAATGCCGTACGAGTCTGATAGGTCTTGCCGAGCCATTGAAGCAGGAATGCAGACATAGCTCGTGCTTGCCATACAGTACTCGCTGCGTGCATAGTAGGCACACGGATCTTGCCTTCCGGGGTAATGAGATTGAACATCTTACACTCGCCAGCTAAAGGACTATCATCTTTAGTGGCTCTACGGAAGGCCTCTTCGATTGGCACATTGAAACGTTCTTCGACGGGAGAACGGCCGGTCGAATCTGGCTCCTGAACTACAAAGGTTGTTATCTCACCTAACTCGCGTTCGAGCTCGCAGTACTCGAAGTATTGGACTTGGAGGTCCCAATCTTCGCAGTTAACTACGGTGAAGTAGTCGAACGCTCCTTCGGCGCGTATAAAAGCGTCTCGCACTTCTTGCATGCGTTTCTTAATATCTTCAGCACGCGAAGTTGCGACATCCGTGCGACCGAAAAGCTTCATGGCGATGAGATTTCCGCCTTTAGAAGCAGGTTGCTCTAAGCACGCCTTACCGTTGGGTATCGGTAGGCTTCGATAGTGCTTAGGTTCGAGTCGTCGGGAGAAGGTCTGGTGGATAAATTCCCTCAGTTCTTCAAGGATCACGTCCGGAACGGGTGGATGAGGTGAGGTGAGACGAGTTTGAGCTTGAGCATACTCCAAATCTTGTTCGGCTTTCGTCGGGGGTCTAACATCGACTCCTCGCGAAAGGCTGCTCGCCAGGAACAACTTATGGCGGTCAGTAGCTCGGCATTGTAGATCATTATGTCGAGAGTTATCCGTTAAGATTGCTCGCTCTCTTGCGAGAGAGGAGAATTCCTTCGCGGCTTTACGGGTGCCTTGGCAGATAAATTTCAACGCCCATTCTACTAGCACCTTTACAAGGTGTCGGTTATATGGTGCGAAGATTTTATCGTGTCGAATGCGTCCGAAAGCCAGCTCGAAGCCGGTTCGAACAGCAGACCAATTCTTCCGCAACTCTCGTATACCCTCGTCCCACTCATGTTTCAAGGTTTGCGCACTTGCCCGTCGAGGTAGTCGACTTCCTAATCCGAACTTCTGGATTGCGACACCTTTGATGGATGAGAACGGTAAGCTATGTTTCCCGTAGCTGCTCTTATTTATATCGAGTTTTACCCGTTCGAGGAGATTCAAAGTGCTAGTCTTGTCTAGTACTTTTATGCCCACAGAAGCCAATGTGTTCAGCGAACTAAGAACGTCGCGCCATTGTGCTGAGTGAGGTAGATCTCCTGAATCGGACTTTCGGAAACGATAGTCCCGGATCGGCGGAGTGCGAGTAGAGCCTGTTTCTTGAACAAGATTTGATGAAGCTAACCTTGTTGGCAGAGAATCTCT